GTAGTAGTTGATTCATATCCACCTTCAATTGCAGTGTTTGTTCCTGATGTATTTGTCTGTGTAGTGTCTCCTCGAGCTGGTCCACCAAAAAAAGTTAACAGAACTAATAATATAATTAATGTCCCTGTAAAAAAATAATTCACTTTACCTCCTATTGACACGACTCACACTCTCCAGTCTCATCAACAACAAGACCTTCTGACTCATCTTTTACTTCACGACATTTACAATTTTGACAAGGGCATACTCCATAAACATCTGAATGAAGTTCACCATTACAGTGACAATCACAACTACAATTTTTACATTTTTTCATTACTTGGCTGCCTTAACACAAGTAGGACAAGACTTTTTAAATCTTGAGTGTATATTACATTGAATTTTTTCAGGTTCAGTAGCAATAACTTCTTTTGCTTCTTCCTGTTTAACTTCATCCTTTAATATAATTGGTTCTTCCTTCTTACCAAATATTTTTTCTATTAAAGATTTTATCCATTTAATCATTTTTCTTTTCCTCAATATTATAGAAGAATTTATCCGTATCTTCTGTTATCCATTTGCGACTATCCTCCACATTCCATTCAGAAGTTTGAACCTTCCAGTCAGGTACTTCGTTTTTTACAGTAAACGAAGGTATATCCCAAAGGATACGATTGTTAGGTTGTGCTGCATAATTTCCATCCTCTAGGGCGAGAATGTGTGCGCACTTATGTTCGTGCGGTATTTCTGAATGATCAGTGTCTATTATATTACTCTCTGGGTGCGCCCAGTCAACTGTAAAAAGATATGCACCTGGATGAGTTTTCTTATCTTTTCCAAAAAACTTTCCAGATTGTCCGTCTAGGATATCAAAAGAAGTGACAGAAGGATAATAACTGAAACAATTCCAAAGCTCCAGCTCGTCAAGTCGCATCCTAGGTACTTCTTTGACATCAAATCCTCTTTGAATGAAGGCTGAAATAGGGAGACGATAGAACACAGCACCGTTCTCCATAATAGCATGAAAGAGTATAGGACGTCCTGTAATCGATGCCAGCCCAAATATAATGCAGTCTTCAACTTCTCCATGATGTTCTTTGAGATCATAGAGATATTCTCTCCTGATCTGTGAATACATCACAGGAATGTTTGCATTTAAATAGGCCATGCATAAATTAGTTTAGTAAGGCTATTATTGCGATAACAAAGACAACAATAATAACAGATTTCTGTTTATTAGCATTAGCCCATGTCAATATTTTTTTTATATGGTCCATAGTTTTCTCCTATTTTTCTTTTATTGTACCCCAATTGGGCCCAGATTCATAGTCTACTTTATTAGGAACTTCAAGAGAAACAGCGTCTTCCATAACACTTTTTATTAGTCCCGCGTGCTGTTTATCCTTAACAGATATGTCTAATTCATCATGTACTTGTATGTGTGGTATAATTCCTTCTTTGTGTAATTCTAACATTGCTTTCTTGGTCATGTCAGCTGCGCTTCCTTGAATCAGTTTGTTTAATGCTTTGTATGTATAAGCACGCTTGATCCCTGGTCCGTGTTCCGCGAGTGCTGCTTCATGAGGCAATGCTTTATGAATTCCAAACTGATTAGGTTCCCATAAATGAAAACGACAAAGTCGACCCAGCAACGTTCTAATTTTACCAGAATTTTCTGCACGGCGCATTACATTATCCATTAGTTGTTTTACAAATGGAACTTTAGAATGATACTGTCTAAATAATCCTTCAGCTTTTTCTTTACTGACACCTAACTCTGCTTGTAATTTATTTTTTCCCATACCATAAAACAGACCAAGGTTTATAGTCTTGGCTTGATATCTAGGTATCTCTGCCATGTCTGCTACGATGTCATGAAAATCAGCATCGCCTTCACGATACGCTTCCAATACTTCATCCACTCCATAGAGATTCTGTAAAGTTGCATAATGCACTACCAGCCTAGGTTCTTGCTGAGAATAGTCAAAACAACCCCATGTATGATCTTTCTCGGGTATAAATAATGACCTAATAGCTGGTCCGAGATCCTTGTTTCGTGCTGGAATTTGCTGTAAATTTGGGTTTGAATAAGAAAATCTTCCAGTTACTGTTCCTCCATTATCTCCTCTGAGTTGATTAATTTCTGCATGAATACGGCCCTTGTAAGAATGTTTTATTATGGTATCAATGAAGGTGGTATGGGCCTTGTTTATTTCACGAGCCCGGGCTATATTTTTCACTAGAGGGTGGGGGTGATTTTGAAGGAAATTTTTTGTAAATGAAGGAGAGTTTGTCTTATCAGTACGGTCATAAGGTAGGTGAAGTTTGTCAAAAACTTTGGCAATGCTACGTGCTGCCCATATTTGAACATCTACTTGTGTTTCTTTTTTTATTTTTAGTAAGCATTGCTCTTCTTCTCCAACTAATTTGGTTTTTAATCTATGAGCGTTCTCACTATCTACTCGGACTCCTAAAAAACGCATATCAACCAAACAAGGAAAAAGATCAGTCTCTAACTGAAAAATAGAATTTAAATCTTGGTGTAGTATTTCTTTTTTAAGTTCCTGCCAAAGTTCTAAAGTTATCTCAGCATCCTTTTCTGCATATGCACCGACATAAATGGCAGGTAGTTTATACATTTCTGCCTTGGCGTCAACACCCCAATCTTTTGCAGCAGCATATAAATCTGTTTCATTCTTTGTCTTTCCAGTGTATCTTTTAGAACAGTTGTTTAAGTCATAACGCATTTGATTCTCATCAACTAAGGCCGATGCAATCATCGTGTCTACTATTTTACCGTTAATACTTAAACCTAACGCGCGTATCCAACAAACGTCATACATGGCGTTGTGAAAGATTTTTGTGGCTGGTGTATTTAGTACACCTTGAAACCATTTCAAGACTTTTTTACGATCCATGTTGCCACCACCTTCGTGGGCGATCGGATAATAACCACACCAACCTGAAACAGCTACAGCTACTCCTACAATTTCTCCTACTCCTACAACAGAACCAGAGCCTCTTCTTATATTTAAATTAGGGTCTTTAGTTTCTAGATCTATTGAAATTTCATCATATTTAGATAGATCTGGAAATTCTTCTGGTGGTAACCATTCTGTTTGTGGTTTAAATAGTGGCATTTGCATCATTTATTTTTCTTCCATTTGTTATAGCCTTTAATCCATTCGGTGGATTTCCGTTCTTCTGTTTGTCGTTTTGCTTCTCGATATGATTCTTCTAATTCTTTCTTTTCTTTCTCAGCTTCTTCTAAAAAATCTTTAGGATAATCTCTTTCAATAATCATTTCTATAAAGTGAATTGCTTTTTCTAAATCTTGTTTTTTTCCTTTCAGTCTGTGTCTCAAGATATATTTTATAACGCAACCTTCTGGATAAAGCAACTCATTTTCGATTACGAATTTACTTGGCTGAATTTTAAATTTCTGATAGTGTGTTCCGCCGATTTGTTTATCGTAGGGTTTCATATAATAAAATATAAATATAGTTTGATGCCAAAATAAAATGTCATCATTGATAGTAAAATAGCTTCGCTTGTTAAATTCATCTAAACTTTAGTTCCTTTCTCCATTTTTTAAAATCAGTTCTCCATAAATCAAATTTAAGATGTAGTTCATTTTTCCATTTCCAACTGTTATGTTTCTTACTATAGTTAACATTTTCTGCTTCTTCTCCTAAGTCACTATCTCTAGGAACATATCTTCTTAATTTACAATGGAAGATAGTTTCTGTGTCACCTATATCGGTTCTGTGCCAGTACCAATTCCAAAACACTTCATCATAATCGTTTTTATAATCATCCCAAGTTAAAGAAGATATTTCAAATTTTTTAAAAGTTCTTTCAAATTTACCCTCTCGTTTAGATTTATTTAATAATGGATTAAGTCTTTTAATAAGATAACCTTCTACTTCTTTTCTATAATCATCGTTTTGAAAATTAGGGGACTGTATAGTTCTAAACTTAATATGTTCAGTAAAAACAATTTTTTCTAACAAAGAGTGTTTTCTTTTAGAAAATAAATGCATCCAAAGCTTATCATAAAGTTCATTATTGTGATTTTTTATATACATTTTTTTTCTTTCTTCAAAATTTTTAGACTCGCCTACATATAAAGCGTTACATTTATTTTTTTTACTTGTAAACTTTTTTTCTTTTTCACAAATTATATAAACACAGTTCATATAATAAATCCTTTGTTATATTGCTTGGGTTCTATAATGTGTAAATTTTCTTTTGTTCGTGTTGCGCCTACATAGAATAATCTATTTTCATCATCAGGATTTTTTTCATAAGTATCCAATGTTGTTTTCGTAAGATCAGTAAGAAGAACTACGTTTTGTGATTCTCCTCCTTTAGCTGCATGTATTGTGGATAATTCTATTCTTGGTTTTTTATTTAACTGTTCGCCGTTAGCTCTCATTTTTCTTAAATATTCTATGCGTCGTGATCCAGCATCATCAAATGCTTCGAACCAAACTTTTTTAGTTTTTAACCCAAAGTCTTTTGTTAGTTGGTCGATGCCATAAAATGACCCTTTCGTCATACCCTGCATCAATGTTTTATCTCTATGTTCAGGAGACATATAACTATAAATTTTTTCTATTTGTTTATAATTTAAAAGCTGTCCCTGACGCAAATGTTCCCAGTTTGTGGCAGCTTCTTGAATATCTTTTTCATAACTACGTTTATGCTTAGTTTCATAATACAAACCTTTACGATATAAAGTATCTTCTACTTCTTTTAGCATATGTTTGGTTCTAGCTAATACTAACCATTCACCAGAAGACATATCTACTGAATCAACCTCAAAGTGTCGATGTAAACTTCCTTCATTAGTTTTAGGTTGCCATGTTTTATCTATTCTATGTTTAATTCTATTTATAATTCCCATTGCTAATTGATGAACTTTAATAGGTATTCTATGTGATTGTATTAATGGAAGATTAATCATTTGATCTTGCAAAGCTATAAAAGAATCTACATCCGCTCCAGCCCATTTAAAAATAGCCTGATCATCATCACCTGCAATAAAAGTATCTTCTGTTTTATTCCATATAGTTTTTGTCATATCCCATTGCATTAAGGACAAATCTTGTGCTTCATCAATAAAGATGACATCAAATTTGGGGGATAAATCTGACTTAATAAAATTTAAAATCATGTCATTGAAGTCAATTAAGTTATATTCTTTTTTATATCTTTTTAGTTCATTATAAATAATATTTAATTTATCTAGTTCTAAATCTTGTGTATGTTCTCTTCTATTATATTGCTGTTCAGGTGTAATATTTCTAAGTTGAGCTAATTGAATTATTTGTAAATATTCACTATCAGAAGTAAATATACCATGATCTTCTTGATGTTCTGCATAAGAAACTGGAAATCCTAGCTTTTTTCCAAGATCTTTGTAGTGTCTTGATTGCATAACCTGGTCCTTTTTAATTCCAAGTTTTCTAAAAGCTAATGAGTGTAAGGTTCTAAAATATGGAAGATCATCTTCAGTTAAATTAAATTTTTTAATTGCTTCGTCTCTGGCATGATACGCAGCTTTTTGTGTGAAAGCAAAATAACCAATTCTATCTGGATCTGTTTCTTTTAGATAATCATCTACTTTATTTAATAGTGTAGTTGTCTTTCCTGTACCTGGTGGTCCTAATACTATTGTTTTCAAAATACATCCTTAGGTTTTAATTCTTTTTGAACATAATCATCTTTTCTTTTATCAAATTGTTTCACTGTAAAAACAGAAATTCTTTCTTTACCCACTCTTTTTTTATCATCACAACTACAGTGATCTTTTAACATTTGCGCTGTACGTTGATAGTTTATATCCCATCTTTGTCTCACTAAAAATTTACTATAAAACATGCTAAAAACAAAATGATGATAACCATCGTGAGTCCATACTCCACCCTTTTTAAGATCTGTAACATCTGATCCAATATGTCTATTTAAACAAAACTCTTCTAAATGATTTCTTAATTGATCTGCTGTTGTTACACCTTCTGGTGCTTCCACAGGTTCGTGGTTCTTCATCAATGGATTTATAATCATATCCCAATCTCTAGGTTTAACGGTTGGTGGTTTAAAGTCCAACTGTTCCATACATGCTTCTTGAAATAAACTTTGTTGTTTTAAAAACTTAACATTCTCCAGATGTAAACGTTCACCATCAACGTTAAGATAATAATAAGGTTTTTCTAATTTAATTTTTTGTAAATCTGTTAATGCAGGAAATACAATTTCTTCTCCTATTCCAAACTTTCTACTTCTGCATAATTTCTTATCGCATAGATTACACATTGGAACATCATTACATTTATAGCCCCAATCTTTTTTATCATGTTGTCTTTTAATTATATCTACTTCTGATTCACTTAATGGACTTGTTGATGCTGCAATGTTAAACATTGTAATTCTACTCTTCCACTCTGCTGGCCATTTCTTTTTAGCATATACCCCAAAGTGAAACATTGCATTATTTCTTCCACCTTCTGGAATTTTATTCATGGCCATAAGTTCTATGCATGGAGGCGCATCTGAATATTCTGATGTAGGTCTTTCTATTTTAATTTTTGTAATATCTTGTTGTACATGACGTTGGTACAATCCATAAAAGCCATCTAGACTAGCAGCGTTTCCATTTTCAAGAAAAGCATATCTTGTTGTATTATCACCATTAAAGTACGGTAAATTTAAAAAATTTCCAGTGTCGTCTTGAGATTTTAATTGAATTTGTTTTGGAAAGACTTCTGATCCGCCGTATCCTAGTAGTGTTTTTATTTCTGTAAGTTTGTCTCTCATTCTTTCTGCTGATACCGACTCTGTGGTAAACAGAAAAACGTGAGCTCCTCCGCTTTTTGACCTACACACTACCAGTGGTAGATTATATTTTTTTATTTTATCTATTAATTTTTTATGATCAAAACCTGCATAGGAATCTATATCTACACATCCCCATACACATTGATTATCTTCATTAATTGGAATAATTCCTAAACTTTGTGTTCCTTGTAAATGTTTTAACCAAAGCTCATCTATGACGGGTTGTCTTACTACAAACGATTGACCTTTTACTTTAACACCATTTTCTCCTTGTCCAGAGACTTTAGTGCAACCATGAGCTCTTTTTAGGCCCTTAAATATATCTTTAAATTTTTTTATTCTATCTTCTATCATAATTTTTGTCTTGGGCGTTTCCACTCTCGCTTCCACGCCCAATCCTAGGAATCTAGTTGCACTAGATGATTAATATGGTGAATCGCTTTTTGATTCGTCAGATCCGTGTTTAACTTTTACTTGACCCTTGCTATTTTTTTCAGCAAAGCTTTTAGCAATTTCGTAAACACCTTTATCTGTAACCGGACCAACTTTAGATACATCCCATCCAAACCATGTTCCTTTGTCATTAGACATTTGAACAGTTTTTAGATTATAAATGTGGCTGTATGTTGGCGGTGTAAATAAGCCATTTTTTCCTTGTAGCTTAAGACCCATCATGATTGAATTCCATTTACGACTAATCTTTAATTGAGTAGCCTTCATAGATATCAAAGCTGTTGATGGACTTTTCCCCATAAGAATCACAAAATGATTCGCAGTATTTTCCAGATAATTACCATTAGGTAATCTATCCTTCCAAGATTTATCACGAGTAGTTGTACTCACGATATCACTATCTGCACTATGGATTGCTACGGGAGCATTTCCAGATTGACCTCTGTCCTGCCATTCGACATACTGTCTTTCATAATGAACGGGTATAACATTTATACCTTTTGATCCATCATAAAGCTCTTTGGTCACACTGTTTACAATCATTCCAGGTTCTGCTCCGCTAATAAACTTAGCATTTTGTTTATTAACTTCTGGAGATAATTGTCCCAAAACTTTCAGAAATGGTAATGCAAGATCTTCTTGCGTCATATTCTGAGAGCCCGCATTTGCATCAGCTTCGAACAGAGTCGTAGACAATGCACCTGCTTCTTCTTTTCTTTGTACTTGGTTCATGTTTATTGTTTCCTTTTTATTGTTGTTTTATTTCCAACGAATACGTTGAAAAGTTCCGTCGGCATTTCTTTACCTGCCTCAATACGCTCACGGACTAGCGCTTTAAGAGTCA